GGGTAAATTCCTATCTACGTTCATTGTAGGAAGTATTATTTCATTTAATGCAGTTTCATCAATAAGAATAACCTCTTCCATAACCCCGCCATTTCTTCTTTGTCCACGACTAGATTCTCGAGCTGCTAAAATATCCAATTCAGACCCATTCTTAAAAACATATTTTACATTATCTTTAGATTTAGTTGAAACCCCTCTATCCCAATTTATTTCATTTTGAAGTGCAGGAAGTAATTTACATATTTCTTCCACTTTTGAAATTGTAATCATTGCAGCCTGTTCTTTTCCACCTGTAGTTACGAATACTTTTGACCCAGGAAAAAGAACTGCTTTTAACATTAATCCCATAATAGCCAAAAAAGATTTACTAAAACCACGAGTAAAAGTACAATAGACATATCTATGACGCATTATACTTCTAAGAAAAATTCTTTGAGTAAATCTAAAATTAAATTTACTATCTGGACCTTTAATAGTATCAACAAATAAATCTGGATATTCTCTATAAAATGCAATTTCATTTCTAATCGCATCTAAATTTTGCTTTAATCTTTCTTCAGAGACTTCTTCTTTTACAAGAGAACGGGCAGAAGATAAATCTAATAAGTTTTGTAAACTCATTATTATACCTCCTTATAGCCTTTTTCTTTTTCTTCTAATAATTTATTAAATTCTTCATAATCTTCATCTGTTAAAGATATATGATCAAGACCTTCTGCTTCCGCTTTTATTAAATCTTCTTTTTGACTTGCTGCGTTTTCTCTTCTTTTGATTAAATTTTCAAGCATCTGTGATAATCCAGAATCGTTTACTATTAAATCATGTGTATATTTTTTTAAATCGAGTATTGCTTCATCAACTTTATCAAGCGGGACGTCGATCTCATATCTGGGTATCTTTCCGCCTTCCTTTTCCGCAAAAAATACTATTTGTCCAACAGCATCAAAGTCTCCAGATTTTTCTTCTTTTCTTTGTGCTTCTGTAAATTTTGCAGATTTCATCATTGCATCATATACTCTTGATAATTTTTGATATGTTTCTATATCTCCACAATCTATCGCTTCATTCATTTTTAAACTAGTTTTACAAATCATTTTAAGAGTATCTACACGCGCCGCACCTTGAATATCAAAAGAGTTCATAAAATCATTATATAATTGCTCAAGAGCGACCCACTGATCTGCATGATAAAGCCTTCCCCATTTCATTGCTAAATATATTTTATCTTCTTGGGTAAGATCTGCACCTACATCTACTAACTCAATTTTTTCAAAATCCCCATTTACAGGATATACAGAATGCGGCGGTTCATGAAAATCTTCTGCATTAGGAGTAGCTGGTTGAGGCTGAGGTTCTGGAGCATGGATCTCCGCATATGTTAAATATTGTGCTTCTGTAATTTCCCCATTTTCATAAGCCTCTTTCATTTGCTCTAATTGCTCTTGTGCAATTTCTGCGGGTTGTCCATATAATTTTGCTTTCTCTTCTGCTTCTTTTTGAAGCATTTCACTATCCGCCCAACGAAAACCTTTCCATTGTTTTAATTTCATCTTAGAAAGATATTTTCCAAATACAGACATACCATTCATTTTATATGGATCCTTCGCGTATGCGCGATCCCGCAATACATTCCATTCTGCAGGAATATAAGGAACATCAAATTTTTCTAATGCCCACAAAAAAGTATCAGGGTCAAAATTATTTATATGCATAGTTAAGCAACTTTTACAAAGTTCACATTTAGAACCATCTTTATATGTATAAAAATTAACCTCTGACATTGTTTTACGGCATTTGCTGCAATAACGTTGTTCTGGCATAAACATTCTCCTTTCTAATTTTTAGGTTGCATTTTTTTAGATTTAGAATTTCTACATTTTTTACATATAGAATAGTAATGATCTTTACTAGTATTATTTTTTGAAAAAAAATGATTATGCGCTAATTTTATTTGTCCACATTTAGAACATTTTTTCCATTTGGCATTTTCCGGATTCTCATATGTAAAATGCCAAATAAGCCAATCATTTGCCGCCTTTTCCGCAATTAATTTAGGAATTTTATTTCTCCAGAGAGAACTAATATATTCAACAGAATGTTTGATATTATATTTTTCATTTAATTTTTGCTGAATTTGAAGATTAGATAATCCATCTATTTTGTAAATAACTAAATCATAATATAGCGGATAATCTTCTTTAAGTGCAGCATCAACCGCATTTTCTAAATCAACAATAAGCCATTTAATATCTCCATTTAAGTTATCCCAAGCATCTTCTTTTAATTGCGCATAATGACACAAAAGAAGAGATACATGCTGGGGATCATATAAATTAATTAATCCAGTGCTATGTACCTCTTCTTTTTCATCTAAATATACTTTTTCATCTAAATTTATTTTTGCTATACTCTTTTTTAAATTCATTAATCTTATTGGTTTTCTATACATACTTCTTAATACATATTGGTCTTTCCGCATGGCTATTAATTCTTTTTTAAGTATAAAAGCACGTTTCCCGCGGGCTGCTTTCGCTAAAATTTCTACCTCTTTTATTTTTTCCCTTAATTCTTTCATACCAGGTATTTCTTGAATATCTTCTTCAGAAATTTCTAACTTAGGAGCGAATATAATATTTTTATCATTAGCTATCATATTATAAATTCCATCTTCTCCATTTTCTAATTTACTTATTAGTCCTTCGAAGGACATCTCCCGCTTATTTACTGTAACCATATTATTATCTGTTAATATAAATTTTTTATCTTTCTTTTTATCTAATGATACATCAATTAAATAAGTTGCCATTTTTTCTAAATAATTAGAAGTTAATTTTTCTGAAGGAGTGCTATTAATTATTTCGTTTATTCTTTGAATCCGCTCTTCAACTGTTTCAAGATTAAAATCCATTTTTATATAGTCTTCTTGCGGAGTCTTATTTTCTTTTTCCTGCATTAATTTTCTCCCTTCATTTATTAAAAATTTTTTTTCTACTCTTATAAATATTATACCAAAAAATTTTTCTTTTGTCAAGTTTTCTAATCTAAAAATTGGTCAAAGAATCTTAATTGACAAATTTAAAATTTTTTGGTATAATATTTATATAAAATAAATAAAAAGGAGATTTTAAAATGAAAGAGGAAAAAATTGGAGCGATTGTGCTTAGTATTATTGTTTGTTTTGGAATTGGAATGCTTGTTTGTGGACTTTTCTTAGAACGTGTGCCCGCAGGCTATTGTGGAATTGTTTATAATATTAGATCTGGCGTTGCGAATGAAACGCTTGGACAGGGTTGGCATTGCGTCCCGCCAACTAAAAAGGTAACTTTGTATTCTGTTGGTATTGAACAGTCTTATCTTACTGCAACAGAAGATGGTGATAGTCCTAAAGATGATTCTTTTTCAGCACCATCAAGTGATGGCAAGGGATTGCAAATGGAGTTGACATTTACGTATCGCTATGATGCGGAACGTGTTGCGGAAACGTTTACAAAATTTAAAGGGCGTGATGGTAAGGAATTACTTGATACGTTTATCAAGCCCAATGTTATTAGCTGGACCAAAGAAGTAACAGCTAAGTATCCTGTTACAGATATTCTTGGTGAAAAGAGAGCAGAACTTAATACTGTGCTTTCTGACTATCTTGCACAGAAATTTAATAATTATGGAATTATTATTGAGAATGCTTCATTGATCAACATTGATGTTGATGATGAAACAAGAAAAAGTATTACGAAAAAAGTTACTGCTCAGCAGGAATTAGAGCTTGCAAATATTGAAGCTCAGACTGCTAAGATCCAGGCGGAAAAGGATAAGCAAGTTGCTTTGATTGAAGCTGAAAGAAATAAAGAGACAGCACAGATTCAAGCAGAGCAAGCGAAAATTAAGGCGGAAGGCGAAGCTGAAGCTAAGAAGATCGCTGCACAGGCAGAGGCAGAAGCAAATAGAAAGATTGCGGAATCACTTACGCCAGAATTGATTGAAAAAATTAAAGCAGAGCGGTGGAATGGTCAGTTGCCTAAAGTGCAAGGTGAAGTTGGCGCAAATATTGTTGATTTAACAGAGTAGTTTAACTACTCTGTTTTTTTTGTATTGCGGTAATTTTTAAAAAATTTTTGGTGCAAGGAAAACGTAAAAAAATTTTTTGGTTCGAGGATTTTAATAAAATTTTTGGTGCGAGGAATGTGGAGCGCAAAGCCTTTTTCAAAAATTTTTTTAAAAAAATCCCGAAATATACGCCCCCTAAAAAAGAAACGTTGTGTAGCTTGACGTTATTTTGCTCGGCGCGTGGTCAGTCCACACGCGCCGAATTAACGTGAATTATGCAAGTTGCATAAATTTTCGTTCTCATTTTTGTGTAACTTGCACAACGACAAAATACACAAAACTATCATTGTCAATAGTCAAATTATACAAAAATCTTATTTTATTTTTGTGCAATTTGACTATTGACAATATAATACAACAGAATAAATCAACTTGTCAATAGGCAGATTGCACAATCTTCATTCTCTATTTTGTGCAATCTGCCTATTGACATACTTCTGGCATGGCAGTCGAAGCAGCTAGTCAAGACTAACTCAAATGCAGCAAGACTGACTTGTACAAATTGCACAAAGAACAAATGTTCTTCTTTACACTAAGATTTTGCAGCAAAAAGCTTTTGCGCAAAAGGTACAAAAAGTAAATAAAAGTAAGAAATAACTTGTGTATTTTTACCAAACAGAAGCAAAAGTAATTTCCGAAAGTGGTCAATTTGACCCCGAAAAATTATACCACATTGCCTGTCAATTTGTCAAGAGGAAAAATGTACAAATTTGTGACAAATAAAAAACCTAAAATTCGTCAAAATACACAAATAATAAAATAGTAATAAAACAGTTAAGTTAAGTTAATTTAAACTGACTTTAATTATTCTATACTAACTAACAAAAGTCGAAATCAGTTAGTTTAATCTAACTAACATAGATTAGCTTAAACTAACATCTGGTATAACTAACTTGCTGGAACCGCATCTAACTAGAATTAGTCTTCACTAACCTAAGTCCGCGAGAGTTAGTTTAAACTAATCAACCTTTTTTAGATTAAACTAATATTAGTTTAATCTAATTAACTTGCGGTAAATTTAACTAACTGGAGTTAGGTAGAACTACCAAACCGCAAGAATAGCTGACGTTCCAATCGGGCAAATAACTTTTGCGCTAAAGTAACAAAAACAAAGTTAAAAATAATCTTTCTTTTGTGCAAAACAGAGGAAAGGAATAAACCATTGTGCAAAACAGAGAAAAAAGCTATTTAAAAAAGTTTATCTTTGTGCAAAAAGTGCATTGTATTTTAATGTGTATTGTAGTATTATAATACTTGTAAGGAACGAACACATAGAAAGTGAGGAAACAAAGATGTATAAAGTAAAAAGATGGAATAAAGAAAATGCTTATTATGTTTTTAGCACAAAAGATGAAGCACTTAGCTATTGTGAGGATTTTGATATTCCTTACAGTGAAATTATAAAACTTGACTATGATTGTGCGGACTTCCATCCTCGCAAAAGAGTAAAACTTTTTTAAAAGTTTTACTCAAAAGTATTGACAAACAATAAGAAATATAGTATTATAATTATTGTAAGGAATAAATAAATAAAGAAAAAAGAGGTAAGGAAAAATGAGAATTAAAACGTTTAAAAGTGTAGAAAAAGCTGATAAGTTTATAACTGCTATGGGAACGGCAAAATATCAGTTAAACTTTTCAAATGAGTTTGATTTGTGGGTTTTGAAATATAAACTCTAAACCAAAAAAATTTTAAAAAATGTATTGACAGATTATAATTCTCATGGTATAATAAATTATAAGTTAAAGAAAGAAAGGAAATAAAGTGTTATGAAAAGAGGTTTAATGATTGGCGGTTTTTGGTTTGCATTAGTTGCTACTGTTTTAAGTGGATGCAAAGGAATGGAAAAAAATAGAGAATATCAGTTAAACGGCATAATCTCTAAAGTATGCGGAGATGAAGTTTATGTCATTGACAATAGAAACGAAGAATTTTGTTTTTGCGGGGATGGCTACAAAGTAGGCACAAAAGTTGTTATAACTTTTGATGATAATAAAACAGAAAATGTTTATGATGATAAAATTTTGGCTGTCAATTAAAGACCTCCAAAAAAATAAAAAAAATTTTAAAAAAGTGTTGACAAACAATTAAAGTTGATATATAATAAATACATAAGATAAAGAAAGAGAGGAAAACAAAAATGGAAAAAATGTTTGTATATTCAGTAAATGGGACTACTTTTGAGGATACTGTGGCTTTTGGTGAAGCATGGGAAAAAGCAGAAATGCAAGCTAAAAAAGAACATACCTATATCACAAGACAGGTAATTTGTGGCGATAACATTAGAAATGAAATTTTTTGCAGAGGTATCTTTTTAAGTGATAATGGAAGTAGAAATCCATATATTTTTTAAAAAATAGTTGACAAAATCAAAAAGTTGATGTATAATAAGTATATAAGATAAAGAAAGAGAGGAAAATAAAAATGAAAATTTATGTAGTAAAAAGAGATAATTGCACTTATGACAGAGGGATTTACTGTGGGACTACAATTGTAGGATATTACACAAATGAAATGACTGCAAAGAAAATTGCGGCAACTATTAAAAAAAATGTTACCACATACAAAGATGGTTATATAGAAGAAATTGAAGTAAATGAAGATTAAAAATAAAATAGGGGTTGACAAAAGTCAACCTCTATGATATAATAAGTATATAAGATAAAGAAAGAGAGGAAAATAAAAATGAGCATTAACGCACTTTACACAATGGGAGAAAAACTTACATCTAAATATGGATTTGAGAGTCAGCCGTCAATTAGCTTTTGGTCAGCTTTCGAAGCTGGCAGATATAAAACTTGTGAAAATATCATTAACAAATTGCTTTAATAAAGCAATTTGCTATTGACAAAAAATAAAAAATATGTTATACTTAATATATCAAAAGAAAGAGAGGTATAAAGAATATGAAATATCAAGTAACTTTATTTTGTAACAATGGTAAATATAAACCAGTTGCTTCTATTGTTGATGTGGCAAAAATTACAACAAAAGAACAGAAACTTGCAGCAATTCGCAAGGGGACTGAAAAAATCTGTATCAAGCGGTTATGGACTTCAGCTGAGCTAAAAAAATATGGATATACAAAAGCAAAAATCAGGCAGGCAGAGGGATAATCCTCTCCTCGGATGCTCGGCGCGTCGCCGAGCGTTCCACCCCGCGACGCGCCGAATTGTTTATTATATCATAGCCGTGCAGGTTTTGTCAAGCGATTTTTTGAAAAATTTTATACAAAAATAAATCCTAAAATTTGTGTATTTTTTAGTTGACAAACTATGATTGGCATGATATAATTATATCAGAGTTAAGGGAAAGAGAGGTGTCTGATATGACATTTGAAAACATTATTAAAGCAAGAGTAAAACTCCTTAGAGAGTTTGATGACTTTGTAACAAATAAAATCCAGGATGAAGAAATTCAACTCTACTGGAAAACCGTTGGAGTTCCAGATGAACCGGATGACAAAATCCTTGAGTATATCGCTAAAACAACGTGGGTTCTAGTTTGCGAAGAATTTGGCAAGTGCTGCAAAATAGCAGGATATATGTAAAAAAGGGGTTGACAAATCAACTTCAGTATAGTATAATAAGTTTATCAAAAGAAAGAGAGGATTAAAAAGATGCAAGAAATTATTATTACGTTTTTACTTTGTATTACTGGTTTAGGTATAGCTTTTCTTATCTTTTTAGATGGTAACATGTTTGAAATAATGGAAAAATATGGCATGAAAAAAGAACTTAAAGAATTAACAAAACGTGTTGAAGATCTGGAAAAAATTTTAAACTAGGGGTTGACAAAAGTTAGCCTCCTATGATATAATTAAATCATCAAAAGAGAGGAAACATTAAAATATGGAAACATTGATTTTTTGGATTGGTGGAGTTTGCTTTGCAGCTATTGTTGGAACTATTATTATAGTAATTTGTGAATATATTGGACGTTTTTTATAAAAGCCCTTGACAACTCATAAATGATATGCTATAATAAGTACATAAGGTGAGGGGAGGAAGCAGAACTAGCCTAGGTCGCAAGGTGACCGTGTAAGACTTCCTCGACAAAGACCCACCACCGCAAGCCGAAGTCCTACTTTGCGGTATATAAATGTGAGGCAACATACGGGGAGTGTCTGAAACCCCTAGGCTGGTAGGATGGACACATAGAGCCGAAAGGCTCTTTTTTTATTGGGCGGGCAGTTTGCGGGCGCCCTTGGCTGCAAACTGCCCGCATTTACAATTATATCATACTCCGCAGATTTTGTCAAGTGTTTTTTAAGAAAAAAATGCACAAATTTGAATCCTAAAATTTGTGCAATTTGCTTATTGCATTTTGCGCTCAATGTGCTATACTATAATCAAGAAGAGGGGCAACGGCTGATAAGTGAGTAGGGTCGGGCTGACTTGATAAAGGCAGTTTGGTTAGAAAGCTCCAGTCGCCCCCTCAAAAAAATTTTAAAAACACTTGACAATGATAATAAAAAATGATATACTTAATATATCAAAAGAAAGAGAGGAATAAAAAAAATGACAACGATTCTTGTAATTATAATTATTTATTTAGCAATAGCTCATATATTCAATTTTGTGGCTGTAGCTTGCGGTTGTTTATTAACAGATTTTGAGGATTTAATATCAAATCTGCTCTGGATCATTATGGTGCCTGCTGTAATAGTAAATAAAATTGTAAAAAATTACAAAAGGAAGAAAACACAAAAATAAAATTATCTAAAAACCGCGCTTCGATTATTTGATTAGTCGGGGCGCGGCCGAGCGCCTTTTCTCGCCGCGCCCCGAAATTTCTATTATATCATATCCTGGGTAGTTTGTCAATAGACAAATTGCACAAACTTTCAATTTACTAGATCCCGAAATTAGTCATTTTGCACAATAGCAAAATGCACAAAGGAATACCGCATCCCGCCCGAATTTTTGTGCAATATTCCAGCTTGATTTTTGCTTTTGTGTATGATATACTTTATATATAGAAAAGAAAGAGAGGCTACAGCTTATGGAAAATAAAGTATTAGTATTTGATATGGATGGCACACTTGCTGATTTTTATGGTGTTGTTGGTTGGTTATCTGATTTACAGGCGGAAGATGTAAGACCTTATGTTGTCGCAAAACCGCTGTTAGACATGGATGTTTTAGCTACGGCTTTAGAGATGCTCAAGGATTTTGGTTATAAGATTGTAATTACCACTTGGCTAGCAAAAGGCGGTTCTGAAAATTTTAATAACCGCATTAGAAAAGCAAAATTAGATTGGCTTGAAAAATATGGTTTTCCGTATGATGAAATTCACCTTGTAAAATATGGAACGACAAAAGCTAACTGTACGCGGAAACTCAGCGGCTATCAGATTTTATTCGATGATAACGAAAAAATCCGCAAAGGTTGGAACTTAGGTCAGGCGGTAGATGCTAAGGACTTGAACAAAACAGTCTTTGAAATTTTGTTAAAAGAAATTGAAAAAAGGGGTTGACAATTCAATCCCTTTGGGGTATAATAGTTATAGAGTTAAGGAAAGAGAGGAAACAATATAATGGCTAGAAAAAAAGAATTTTTATTAGTACTGGATACTGAAACTTGCAATAGTGTGGAAGAACCTATTCCCTATGATGTAGGTTGGGCAATCTGTGACAGGCAGGGCAATATCTACACTAGGCGGTCTTATGTGGTGGAAGAAGTATTTTGTGACATGAAAGACGTAATGGTTTCCGCATACTATGCGAATAAAATTCCTAAATACTGGGATGATATTAAAAGTGGTAAACGTCTTTTAAGAGGTTTTTGGCACATTAGAAAACAGATGTTAGCCGACATGAAACTTTTCAATATTAAAAAAGTTGGGGCATACAACATGGCTTTCGATAAGAGGGCTTTAAATAACTTAATCCGCTATGTTTCTAAGTCATGGAAACGTTGGTTTTTCCCTTTTGGTACTGAATATTTCTGTATCTGGAATATGGCTTGCAATATGTTACTGAATACAAAAACATACATCAATTTTTGTTTAGAAAATGGTTTTGTATCTGAAAAAAATAATATTTTGACAAGTGCGGAAAATTGCCATAGATTTCTGACAAATAATATCAATTTTATCGAAAGTCACACTGGACTGGAAGATGTAGAAATTGAAATTGCTATCATGGCGAAATGTTATAAAACACATAAAAAATTAGTAACTAATATTTCTCCCTCATGTTGGCGAGTGGTACAGAAAAAAAGAAAAGAGTTAGGGCTTTTTTAAATAAAAGCCCTAACATTAAAAAAAATAGTTGACAAAAATAAAAAAATATGGTATACTTAATTTATCAAATGAAAGAGAGGTAGTTATTATGAGAAGCATTGAATACGTTTACACAGCACCTACTGGAGAAGTAACAATTTACAAAAGTTATGTAGCAGTAGTTGAGCGGTTGAACCGTTCAGGCGGTCACTACAAGGTAAGACTTGAGGATGTTCCCGAACCGCCTATTGAAATGAGCGCAAAGCGCCGGGCAATGAGGGCTATCGCAAGGGCAAGAGCCTAGTAAAATTGCACAAAAGAAAGGCAGACATGAGGTCTGCCTTTTTTGTATACCCTGCACAATTTCCAAATAAAAATTTTGTTTATTTTTATCTCTTGACAAACCAGGCGGCAAGTGGTATAATGGGCGGGGCGTTTTTGCGCGCAAAAACGCCGAAATTTCCATTATACTACACTCTCGGTATTTTGTCAATAGACAAATTGAACAAAATTTTAAATTGTAAGATCCCAAAATTTGTGCAATTTTAATAGTTGACTTTTTTAAAAAATTTTGTTATAATAAATATATCAAAAGGAACAGAAAGCAACAAAAAATGAATTTAAAAAATTCAAAAAAGTTGTTGACAATCCTTAAAAAATATGATATAATAAATATATAAGATAAAGGAAACGACTTAATAGAGGGCAAGGAAAACTCCTATGGTGTGTACTACTTGCAAGGCATTAAGAGAAAACCTGTTCCAGTCAATTCCAGAGTTTGAAATCTCACAAAAAAAATTCAAAAAACACTTGACAACTTAATAAAGATATGATATAATAAATATATCAAAGGAAACAAAAAACATTTTCAAACAAAGAAAGAGAGGTATTGCATTATGGCAAACACAAAGAAAACTATCAAGGAACAGTTCATCGAGGTTGAGTCTATCTTAAGAAGTGAGGATGTAGGTCGTGAGGACTTAGCTGACTTCATCAAGGGCAGGATTGAGGTACTGGATAACAAAACCGCAAGCAAGAAAGCTACGGAGAAACAGAAAGAGAATGAGCGTATCAAGGATACTCTTGCAGAGACTATCGGCGACCGCAAAGTAACCGTAGGTGAGCTTGTAAAAGAGACTGGATACTCTAGTCAGAAACTTTCCGCACTTCTCTCACAGATGGTAAAAGCTGGCGAGGTCAACAGAGAGGTTGAGAAGAAAGTCGCTTACTTCTCGGTAGCCTAGTAATTAGTAACTAGGGGGTAGGGTTCTGAAACTACCCCCTCACACGAAAAGAGGTTGAAATGGCAAAATTCAAAGAAGATGACATTCTTCGTTACATGGAAAAATTAGACATCTCAAGAGAGGAAGCTATCCAGTTATTACAAGACGATGCGGATGACTTCATAGGAGAAGAGGGCGAGGAATACGAACAAAAGGCGAAATCAGAGCCGACAAAAAAAGAGCGGTCTGCTAAGCCTAAGAAAGATACTAAGCCAAAAGAGCGGAAAGTGGACGAGGAAAAAGGCTACATTTTGCAAATGGTTAGTACAAAAGTAAATGAGTTAGGCGCACAGAATATCAGTCAGAAAACCGAAACAGAATTGAGTTTTCTCTACAACGGGAATAGCTATACTTTAAAACTTACAAAACACAGACCGAAAAAGTCTTGACAACCTAAAGAAATTATGGTATAATAATCTTATCAAATGAAAGAGAGGTAATGAGTTATGAGAAGTATTACAAGAAATGAGTGTCCCAACACTAGAGCCGAGTTCGTAGCAAAATGGAATACAGACAACGTTTTCCGTGCCCGCGCAACTGCTAAGGGGTTCAAGGTTATGTTTGATAACGTAATCTTCCCCGATGGGAGGGTTGCAACCCCTACCGTAAGGTAGGGGCAACCCCCCAAAGTTTGCGCCCGTAGCTCAAATGGATAGAGCAACGGTTTTCTAAACCGTTGGTTAGGGGTTCGAATCCCCTCGGGCGTATTCGACATCTAAAAAACTTTCTTTCTTTCCTTACATTAGAAGATACAAGTTAAACAACTTGTATCTTCTTTTTTTGTGCAATTTTACTATTGACAAAACTCATGAGATATGGTATAATGGGCGGGCCGCGGTAGAGCGTTGCGGCCCGGAATTTTTGTCAATAGGCAGTTTTAACAAATTTTCATTCTCATTTTTATGCAATTTGTCTATTGTATTCTATCCTATAATTTGATATACTATAATTACAAAAAGAAAAGAGAGGTAATTAAAAATGGAAATCAAAACCTTACGAGATTTAAAAAATATGCTTAATACTATTACTGATGATGAAGTACTTGATAAAACAATTAAATATTGCTTTGAAGAAGATGGTGGTAGCGTTATTTGTGATGGGGCGTGGTTTGATTTGCAGGATTTTGGTTATGGAGATATTAACGATGTTATTTTTCCTACTATTACAGTCTGCAAATTAGAAGAAGATGTGCTCTCCCATGAGGGAAGAACTCCCTGGACTGATTTATCTAATTGGCTTAAAAAAGGTATAATTTTTTAAAAATTGCTTGACAAATAATAAAAAATATATTATAATAATTATATCAAAAGAAAGAGAGGTAAATAAAATGGTTGCAAAACCGCCTCTCTTTTTGTCTTATTAAAGCGGTAAAAATTTTTTAACAAAATAAGTTAAACGATTTTTATCAATTTTCAATAATTAAAAAACCCATTTTTAGAAACCGCTTAATAAACCTTTAGCTAGTACTATAATTAACATACTAAAAGAAAAATAACAACTTATTCAAATTTTTTGACTCTCTCTGACTAAAAATTTAATTCTCTAGTTAGCTGTAATTAGCTAGAGTACCAATAAAACCCATTGTATGAATATTTTATCGTGAAAGGAAATTTTTGAAGCTAATTTTCCTTCCCGCTTGACAAAAATAAAAAAATATGTTATAATATTATTATAACAAAAGAAAGAGAGTGAGTAAATGAAAGAAAGAGATTTAATTTTAAAATTATTAAAAGAGTTGGCGGAGCATGAAACCGCGGAATATAATCGAGTGCCGTCAGATTATCAGCTAGGTGCGGTTTACGCTGCTAATATGTGTTTAATGAGTGTAGAAAAATTATTAAAAACGCTTGACAAAACAACAATTTAGTATTATAATTAACTTATAAGAAGAAAGAAAGAGAGGTATAGAAATGAAATGCGAAAATGAAAAAACTTTAACATTAGCTAAAAATGAAGAAGAATTTATTTCAAAATTTATAAATACTCTGGAAGACGTTTTTGAATTAAATTTTGAAGAGAGTCCCGAAGATCTCGCTGAAATAATGTATGCTATCTCTAGTAAGTCGCCTAAAGCGTATCTTTTAAATGATAAAGGAGCTATTAAAATTGAATATCAAAAAAGTTATATCTTTTAAATCTGTGGTTTTGTCGGCGCGAGCACGCCCGCCCTTTGGTCGTGCGAGCGCCGAAATTCTATTATATCACACCTCTCGACATTTTGTCAAGTGAAATTTTGCACAAATTTTTATTTTATTTTATCCCAAAATTTTATATCTTGTGCAAACCGCATAAAAAATCTTTAATCTAACCGCATTTCTTCTATTTGACTTTTTTTAAAATTTTTGTTATAATAAATACATAAGATAAAGGAAAGCAAGTATAAAAGTACTAACGAATATTAGTAGTTGGTGGAAGAACTTCCCGGGTTCGTCTTTCTTAAAAAAATGCTTGACAATCCTAAAATCTTATGATATAATAAGTATATAAGAAGTCAAGAAGTGATATCGGGTCGTGGCAGTAGGGACAGAGACAATCGCGTGGAAAACAGAAACATAACCAAGGATCATATCTCAAAAAAGTTGCAAATTTTTTGAAAAAACTTCTTGACAACTTATGAAAAAAATGATATAATAAATACATAAGATAAGACATGAGGTTTTATCTAGTAGCTATACCATGATGGTTCACAAATTCATATTAAGAAAGTTGAGGTATTGTATTATGGCAAAGAAGAATGAGAAAACTATCCGTGAGCAGTTTGTTGAGGTAGCAGAGGTATTACGTTCGATTGAGCGTGAGGACTTAGCAAAGTTTATCGACGGTCGTGTAGTGGTACTGGATAATAAGACCGCTTCCAAAAAGGCAACCGCAAAGCAGGTGGAGAATGAGGAGATTAAGACCGCCTTACTTGATGCTATTGGAGACCGTAAGGTTACCGTAGGCGAGTTAGTTAAGGAAACTGGTTATTCTTCGCAGAAACTTTCCGCATTGCTGTCTCAGATGGTAAAAGCTGGAATTGTGGTTCGTGAAGTTGAGAAGAAAGTTGCTTTTTTCTCCGTAGCCTGACACTGTAAATGGGGGAACAAATGTTCCCCCCTCTCAAAAGAATAGGAGATTAGTCTATGATTTACACAAAGAACGGCAAGCGTTACACAATCCCTAATGAGGATATTCAGAAACTCATGGATAAACTGAAACTTAGCAAGGGAGAAGCACTTGACTTATGGCTCGCGGATAATGAGTTAGTCGAGTGTGAGGAGCAAAAAACACTGGACACAAAAGCAAAGAAACAGCCCACAGAAAAGACTTCTAGCGGTCAGCGGAAAGCACCTAGCAAACCGCGCACAACTAAGATTTCTGATGAAAAAAAGGCGGTTTTTGACACAATTTTGCACAACTTAGACAGATGTCCGGATGTTTACCCGGAAAATATTGAAGTTATCAAAGAAAATAAGCTGATTTTTGTGCATATTAACGGAAAAATCATCAAAATTGACATTATTGAGCAGAAAAAGAAGTGATTTTTGTATATTTTTACTAGTTTTAGGCGATTTTAATAAAAAATCGCCTATTTTTTTGTGCAAAATTACATATTGACAAGTGGGCGGAAATGTGTTATAATGGTCGGTGCGCGATAGAGCGCTGCGCACCGAATTTTTTGTCAAGATGGTAAGTTGCACAAATTTTGATAGGATTTTTTGTTTATTTTGCCTATTGTATTTTTCCTAAAATATGATATACTTAATATATCAAAGGGAAAGGAAACTAAAAAGGTAAAGAGTATGATTTGGAAATATGGTTATTATCAAGTAGACACAGATTTTACAACAGATTTTACTGGAATGAATAGCGATAGGTATGAAGTACATTTTAGCAAAAATGAGGGATGCTTTGCCGTGCGTGTGCGCACTTGTATGGGATTTAAACACGCACAGATATTGGCATATAACCCATACTCAGATCGAGTTGAATGGTTAGATTGTAATCATATGCATAGCACATTTAGCATGTTAAATGAAAAAATGCTTGACAAAAAGAGCAGAAAGTGTTATACTTAATATATCAAAGGAAAGAGAGGTAAATAAAAATGAGAGCAATAGTTAAAAATGAGCTTGTAGTAACCAAAGAGGAAAGAGAGGTTATTTCAAACCTTGTAAATATTCTTGAGGTTAGTTTTGGATTGGAAATTTCAGAAAATCCGCAGGAGATTGCAGAGATTTTATCATCTATTGATACACAGTCATCACATGCTTACATCTCTGAATATGACAATGATTTTCCGGATATTGATATTAAATATATTGGATATGTTGGTTAAAAAATAGGTGGATTAAATTCCACCTATTTTTTTATAGCTGCTGTTCTACTTGTGCTAGAACAGATAGCATTGCCGGCGCGCGAGCGTACGCTTGTGCGCCGAACTACCCCTACGATATATGGCTCGCACTTTTAGTTGTTTGAAATTAGCTTTTTGATCTTTTTCTAGCTTTTCCCGAAATATGCGACCTTCCGCTGGTTATTTGAACTTGACATATAATAAAAATTATGATATAATATTAAAAAAAGATAAATTTGTCCCGAAAATTTTAACAGACGAACATTTTATCACAAGAGACAAAAACTAAAGGCTACAACCCAAATAAAGAGCAAATTCGTATAAAATTTTAGAGCCGCAGACTTGACTTTTTTGAAAAATTATGATATAATAAATATATAAAAAATATAGGAGGAAAATTTAATGAACAATAGTGAAGCATTAGAGACTCTAATAAATGCGGGTTGGCTAACAAAAGAGGAAGCCAAGAAAATAAAAGAGAAGGTGGCGGCAGCTGCTAAGAACGAAAAACTAGAAAAAGCACGGGCAGCGGCGATTAGAGCATTAACAGATTATCTTTACGTTCTTTGTCCTAGTATAGCGAGGGAAGAGCACGAAGAATTTATTAAGCTTTCACTGAAAGATCTGGAAACTGGTCTGGAAAGCGAGGATCCAATTAAAGCATTTTTAAAGTCGATTGGAGTAGCGTAAAGCTACTCCTTTTTTTTATGGAAAAGGATAATGGGAGACGATATTTTAAAAAAGGATCAATGATTTGGTCCAGGTGCACCACACACCGCCTATTTTTACACACCGCCTATTTTATATACATTGCCTATTTAACGCCATCTATTTTATATACATTGCCTATTTTTTTATACATAACATCTATTTAGTACTACCAATTTTATATACCATTTCACATCACTATTTTAAATACTTTCATTCCCAATATCTAATTTCTCTAAAATCGACCATTTATCATTTAATACCGCTATATTTTTCTTACTTCTTCAACTCTCTAGCTGCTTTTAAACTAGCAATAATCCATTCATAAACTTCAATAATATCTTCTGTTTCCATCACCAATGGACAATTTTCACAATGTCTATCACATTTATCTGCTTGTTTAACACATTCTAATTCATTCTTCATTACTTTTATAGCCTTATCTAATATAATACCGCCTTAATACATAACATTTTCTTTTTATAAACTTCTCTATAATATTTATTACCTAATAAGATATCCAAAACAATAATAAATTTAAACTTTAATCGTCTTCTCTATCCTCCAAATAATCATGCTCATATAACCATTCAACAACATTATCCATATATTTAGTATATTCTATATCATATTCTTTATTAATTTTTTCTTGTTCTTCTAAAAATTCCTCTTGATGATCAGAATAATTTATTACATATCTATTCGTTCTTATTAATGGCTCTTTATAATTACAACCAAGACACTTTGCTAAACATATTATACCTCCATTAGTAAGATATTCTAATTTTATATTCTTCAAAAAAGGTACTTCCATTTTTATCCTCCATATTAAAAAATAATTCTATTTCTTTTCTAAATTTTCTAATCCCCATAAAAATATACCCCCAATTTTCCAACCATACCCCACATCAAAAAATCGAAAGCCCCATAAAATGTTCCTAACGAGCGAAGCGAGTGGGACATTTTTTATGTTCTAATGTCCCGTAGGGACATTGGGACATTTTTTCTTCTTTCTTTAGCTTATGTCCTAATGTCCCCATGTCCCCATATTTTGTCCCTAGGGACATAATTAATGTCCCCTTCCACTTAAAAATTAAATACATTAGGGACATTTTTTATGTCTCTAGAGACATTAATTTTGTCCCCATTTTGTCCTAATGTCTCTATTTTGTCCCTAGGGACATTAGAGACAAAACTTATGTCCCCATTTTGTCCCTGGGACATATCTTGTCTCTGAGGGACATCAATTTTGTCCTTATGTCTCTGAAGAACTTTTAACGCAATCTCTTTCTTCCTATCATCCGGACATCTGCGAGAAATAGTTTTCGCATCAATTTTTATATTATCTAATTCCATTAAGGCGGAAACTACTTCTAATCTAGTAGGCACCCCATTTTTCTTTAATGCAGCAAACTCTATAGCTTTTTTTATCTGCTCATCAGTAACTT